TAACGGCGAAATGATTGTGTGTGAACTAAACGCTCACGATGATATGATGTACGACATTATGAATCCATTAAAAATGGATGTTGTTCCAATACAGAACCGAATAGGTGAAGTGGGGGAAACTTTGAACTTGACGCCTTGGATGCATCATTTTACAGACCAAAAGTATTTCAATATAGATAAGAGTCAGTGTATCTTGATAGCTGATGCCTCCGTAGGATTATCAAAGTATTATGAATACGTGATGCTTAGAATTGATGCTGATTGGGATAACAGTGTTAACCTGATTCCAGAAGAAGATATGGATGAAGAGGTATATGATGACCTTCTAAGAGAAGCTAAAGTAGATTCTAAACTCATTCATTGAAGACTCCACATAGTAATAATAGACAAATTTTGACCCTTTGTCAAGTCCCCTATGGGTCTTGACAATTATATTTTATTAGTGTATTATTAGTATAATGATAATTAGAAGGAGTTTAAATGGCAAAGAAAAAAAGTATTCATTATGTCGATAATAAAGAATTTTTACGAGCAATGATTGAGTGGCGTGAAGGATATGACCTTGCTGAAAAGAATGAAATCCAAACGCCACCTGTTACAGATTACATTGGTGAGTGTTTTCTAAAAATTGCTACTCACCTATCTTACAAACCAAACTTTATTAATTATACATACAGAGAAGATATGATTTCTGATGGTATTGAAAACTGTTTGCAATATGTTAAAAACTTTAATCCAGAAAAATCTAATAATCCTTTTGCGTATTTTACACAAATAATCTATTATGCTTTTCTTAGACGAATTGCGAAAGAGAAAAAGCAAAGTCATGTAAGAAACAAAATGATTGAGCGAGATGCATACGATTCATTCACTACAATGGAAGGAGATGATTCTTCTTATTATGTTGAAGGAATTGATACGAAATTGTTTTTACCAGAAGATGATGTTTATAAACCAAAGAAAAAAGAGCCAGCAAAGAAAAAAGGATTAGAAATTTTTATGGAGAAAGATTCTTGAAAATTGCACTAATTACTGACACCCATTTTGGGGCAAGAAATGACAACGCAAATTTTAATGAATATTTTTATAAATTTTATGAGGGTGTGTTCTTTCCATATTTGCATCAGCATAACATAAAAACTTGTATTCATTTAGGCGATGTTATGGACCGTAGGAAATTTGTTTCGTACAAGACTGCGAAAGATTTTCGTGAAAGATTCATATTACCATTCAGTCAGCTGAAGGTTAATTTACACATGTTAGTTGGGAACCATGATACCTTTTATAAGAATACCAACGATGTGAACTCACTACAGGAGCTTGTAGACGGTAAATTTCGTAACATTAAGGTATATCCAGAAGCACAAGAGGTAGAGTTCGATGGGTGTAAAATTCTTTTCATGCCTTGGATTAACAGTCAAAACTATATTCATTCTATGGGTATGATTGATGAAACCTCTGCTCAAATCTGTATGGGTCATTTGGAGTTGAATGGCTTTGAAATGCAGAAGGGTATGTATATGGATCATGGTTGGGACAGACAAGAGTTTAGAAAGTTTGATACAGTTATGAGCGGTCATTATCATCATAAGTCAGATGATGGGCAAGTGTATTATCTCGGCACACCATATGAAATCTACTGGAATGATTGGGAAGACCCAAAGGGGTTTCATGTATTCGATACAGAGACAAGAGAACTTGAACGCATTGTAAATCCATACAATATCTTTTCCAAGATTTACTATGATGATACAGTGTCAGCATTCGATGACAATCATGATATGTCGGCCTACAAGAATAAGTATGTGAAACTGGTGGTAGTCAATAAGAAAGATTTGTTCCAATTCGATAGATTTGTAGATAAGCTCTTGGCCGCAGACTGTCATGATGTTAAGATCGTTGAAGACTTTTCAGAGATGGATGCAAGTAATGTATCTGATGATATTGTTGAGAACTCAGAAGATACGATGACATTGCTGGAAAAATATATTGACGAGTTGCCCGTAGACCTAAGTAAAGATAGACTGAAGAATACAATGAGAACTTTATATACTGAAGCACAGGATTTAGAAATATGACAAAAAAAGATAAAATTAAACAAGATGCTTTAAAATTAAAGGCGGTATGGGAAGATGGGATGAGTGAGGAAAACCTTAAAATTTATGCAAAAAACTTAAAAGAAATGAGGGAGAATGAATGGATGGAGTACGATGCACCATCTTATGAGGGAATAATGCCTGAGCATAGAAGTCTTATTAAAAATGCAAGAGGGTTATATCGTAGAACATGATTCATTTTAAGACGGTGAGATGGAAAAACTTTTTATCAACTGGAAATAATTTTACCGAAATACAACTAAACAAACAATCAACTACACTGATTATTGGTGAGAACGGCGCAGGGAAATCTACTGTGCTTGACGCACTATGCTTTGGGTTGTTCGGTAAACCTTTTCGTAACATCAACAAGCCACAACTTCTCAATACTGTTAATGGTAGTGGATGCATTGTTGAGGTGGAGTTTAAGGTTGGTGGGAAGAAAGTAAAAGTTATTCGTGGCATCAAACCAAATGTGTTTGAGATTTATATCAATGGTAAGATGTATAATCAAGATGCAAATTCCAGAGATTACCAGAAGTATCTAGAACAACAGATTCTAAAATTGAACTATCGTAGTTTCACACAGGTTGTTATTCTTGGTTCATCTACATTTGTTCCTTTCATGCAATTGAAGGCACGGCATCGTAGAGATGTTGTTGAGGAGATTTTGGATATTCAAATCTTTTCTTTGATGAATATGATACTCAAGCAGAAACTAAAAACAATTGATGATAGTATAAAGGACATTCGTTACAAGGCTGAACTAACTTCAGAAAAGATTTCTCTGAAAGAAAAATATATTGAGGACTTACAGGAAAACAAAAGAAGACTTTTGATTGAAAAAACAACTTTAATTTCTGGTAATGAAGAAGAAGTTTTTAAAAAGAAAAGAAGGATTGCTGACCTTCAAGATGATATTGCGGTTATGCATGAGAAGATATCTAATTCCTCAAAGGTTGAAGAGAAGTTCACTAAGTTAAAGGACATCCAATCCCAACTGAAAGAAAAACATAGGGCACACAGTAGACTTGTTGGATTTTTTGAATCTAATGAGGATTGCCCTACTTGTCAACAACACATTGATGAGATTTTCAAGTCTGATATAGTTGATAAAAAGAAAACTGAAGCCGATAAGTTGTCTAAAGGAATGAATGACCTTAAAGATGAATTGAATGCAACTAAAGCAAATATTGCTATAATCAATGAAGTCAATCAGGATATACAATCAAACAATGTTGAGATTGCAAAAGAGAATAGTTCTATGTCTCAGTTACAAAAATTCAATGCAACATTGCAATCAGAGGTAGACCATTTAGAAAATGGACATGTTGAGAATACAGATCACACTGATTTGAAAAAACTGAAAGAAGAGATTATAACTCTTGATGATTTGAAATCTAAGTTGCGAGAAGATAAAACTTATGCCGAAGCATCCAGAAATATGCTTCAAGATACTGGCATCAAAACAAAAATCATCAAGCAGTATCTTCCTATTATGAATAAGTTGATTAACACCTACCTCACATCTATGGAGTTCTATATTAATTTCACACTGAATGAGAATTTTGAGGAGAACATCAAGTCACGATATCGTGATGAATTTACATACGACTCATTTAGTGAAGGTGAGAAGATGCGTATTGACCTTGCACTGCTATTTACTTGGAGAGCAGTTGCAAAGATGAAGAACAGCACTAATACCAATCTGCTCATTCTAGATGAAATCTTTGATAGCTCATTGGATGGCACAGGCACAGACGAGTTCCTAAAGATTCTCAATACACTGGGTGATGAGAATGTATTTGTGATCAGTCACAAACAGGATGCCCTCGCAGACAAGTTTAGAGATACAATACGATTTGAGAAGATTAAGAACTTCAGTCATATATCGGAGTAATATTATGAAAAAATTAATTGTTCTTGGGGATAGTTATTCTGATCCTCTTTCTATATCATATGGTCCAAAAATTAAAAAAGTTCATAATGGTTCAAAAGTTAAGTCTATTCTAGAAACTAAGTTTCCTATGTGGCCAACACTTCTTGGTGAACAGCTTGATATGGAAGCTATTAATCTTTCTCAAGGTGGCACAGGAAATGAATACAATTTAAGTGTGATATTGGATATATTAGCTACCGAAAAAAATAAAAAAGATATAGGTTTAGTCATATCAACGTGGGCTGGACCACAAAGAATAGATTTTGAATTAGAACTTCCATATAATAATGTCGATAAAATAGCTTATGATAAAGGAGAATTAGAAGCTAGTCATCATTTTTTTAATTGGGATACCATTGTTTGCAGAGAAAATATGCGCTTTCGTAGATATCCCGATACTGATCAATGCTCTGCTTTTGGCAATCCTACTAGACGAGCAGATCATCCTTATGAGTTGGCTGTTTCCGACCAAACTTGGAAAGATGATATTTATGAAATACTCAAAAAGAACGGTATGTTCACTAAAAAAATGAGAACTATAAGAGCATTGAGGACATTCTATGCATTTCAACAAATTATGGAAAATGAAAATCTAGATTATTTTTCAATCGGAACAATGTTCCCATATCCATCGTTATGGCCGGAACCAGAGCTTGATAATAGTTTTTTGAATGGTCATAAAGAAATGGTAGAAGCAATATTTTCTAGTAATTATTATGATGCTATGGATAAGAAAAAATTTTTGGGGTGGCCAATGGTTACGGAACTTGGTGGATTTGATATTGATAAAATTTTAGCTAAACATGATCCAACAAGAAAAACAAATCGTGTCGATGGTGGTGTTCGTCCCGGCAGGCCAGAAGGATGGGTAGCTGATATTCACCCGAATAAACTAGGACATGAACAGATAGCAGAGTATTTTTATGGTGAATATAAAAAAGTTTATGCTAAAACTAATTGATGATTGGCCTGATACACCAAATAGCACAAGTAATGAAGATTGTTATTTTTTATATGAAACCTGTTTAGAATATAAACCAAAAAAGATATTGGAGATTGGAACTTTAGTTGGTAAATCTGCATATGCAATGGCTCTTGGTAGTGATTGTGAGATACATACTGTAGATAAGAATAGGGGTAGGTTTATTATTCATGAGGGTTTCGAGAGGATTATAAGATATCCTAACACAGAAAGCATGGAGTTTTGGGATAATGGCATAGATGGATTTGACTTTGTGTTTGTCGATGGGTGGTTAAAATTTGAAGATTGTGAAAATATGTTTGAAAAAACACTTGACAAGTTTTGGTTTTTGTGTCATGATTATAGATTGAATGATAAAGGTGAAGAAGTAGTAAATAGAATGTTGAAAGAAGGCATGAAACGAGATTATGATTTTAAAATATCTCAGGGAGGGGAGTGTACTGCTCTAGTGAAATTTGAAAAATAAAATAGATTACAATCAAATTATTGAAAATTTAAAACAAGTGCATGATCCAGAAATCAGTATTAATGTATATGACCTTGGTTTAATATATGACATAAAGGTTGAGGAGAAAAACGCATGGGTCACCATCACTCACACGCTCACAAGTGCTTGGTGTGGTTTTGCAGATGAGATTACAGAGAATATTAGACAAGCTGGCTATGCACCGGGAGTAGAACATGTTGAGGTCATAACAACATTTGAACCTCCCTTTACTATGGAATCTGTTTCAGAAGAAGTAAGAATGATGATGGGTTGGTAATAATGGGCAAACGCTCGGACTTTGAACGCAAACCTAGAGACTTCTATCCTACGCCGATGGAAGCAGTGAAACCTCTATTACCACATTTACCAGAAGGATTTACATTTGCAGAACCTTGTGCTGGTAATGGTGCGTTAATAGAACATTTAGAGAACA